TTTACTTAACTAAACGTGAAATATGCCGAGAAAACCTGCGAAGCCGTGTCGATATCCTGGTTGTCCCAACTTAACATACGCAACTTATTGTCAAGATCATGTTGGTTTAGTAAGCAAGGCTAGGCCGAATGCTTATGAGCGAGGATATAGTAGTCAGTGGCAAACAGCGCGTAAGCAGTTCTTGCAATTGCATCCTCTCTGCTTGAACTGCCAAAGCGAAGGTAAACTAATCTCAGCCACTGTAGTGGATCATATAAAACCTCACAGGGGTGATAAAATTTTGTTTTGGGATAAAAATAACTGGCAACCGCTTTGCAAAAGGTGTCACGACAGGAAAACCCGGACGATGGATCAGCATCAGGAATATAACTACTAACAATCATGCTAAGAAACGGCTGTGAGCCGAGGGTAGGGGCGGGTCCAATCTCTACAGCCTTTCCCCCCCAGACCGTCGCCCCCCTTCGCGCGAAATTTCGCATAATAAATAGGGTGGGGGGGACAAAACCTTCCTAATGAATAAGCACGCAGACCTTGCAGGATATAGGTTTTGGCGTGTTTTTAATTTTGCGGAAAAGTATATTAACTTGTCTTAATAATCGTAATGGTTATAACATGCAATGAAGACCAATCCTATTGCCTTCGCTGTCTTCGAAATAAGCAACGGAACCATATGGGGCGATTGGTGTTTCAGGAATTAGTAGTTTACCTTTGTTTTCGGTTACTTTTTTTAGCGTTTGAGGGATATTTGGTACTGAAAAATATACAAGTGTTCCGAGATAGGATGGCACAAACGTATTCTCTTTTACAAGAGCGCCGCTTATGCCGGGACCGTTCCCTTGTAAAGAAAACATGGCCATCTGTCTGGAGCTTGTTTCTGTTACGGTAAGTTTTTGATTAAAAACTGCTTCATAAAATGCTTTACCTCTTTCGATATCTAGTGCGGGAATTTCAAACCAAATTACCGGGTTTGCATCCATATTTTTATATTCCTCATTTCTTAAATCAAAGCATTCTTTTAGTATAACCGAATGAATATATGATATTTGAAATCTGGAAAGGGACACTACTATGACACCACTTCAAAAAGAAGAAATCTATAAACTTCGCCTACAAGGACTGGGTTATAAAGCAATTGCCAGTCAGCTTTTTCTTAGTACGGATTCAGTAAAAAGCTATTGCAAACGGTATCATTTAAATGGGCCAGCAGAAGTAGTTGAGCTAAATGCCGAGGTTATCAAGAAAAATCAAGGTATTTGCTTACATTGTAATAATCCAATTCGGCAAAAGAAACTTGGCCGATCGAAAAAGTACTGTTCCGATGCGTGTCGGTATACCTGGTGGAACCAAAACCAAGATAAGCGGAATACCAACAAAGAGTTGATTCGAACGTATACGTGCCAACGTTGCGGTAAGGAAGGCAGCGTCTATGGAAAAACAGAGCAGAAATACTGTAGCCATGATTGCTATATAAAAGCGAGGTTTTGGGGAGAAGACAATGAAATTTGAAAAATTATCAATTGAGAGGCTGATACCGGCCAGCTATAATCCCAGGAAAAAACTCAAGCCCGGTGATACTGAGTTTGAGAAGATAAAAAATAGCATTACCGAATTTGGCTATGTCGATCCAGTTATAGTAAATCAGGATTTAACGGTGATTGGCGGGCATCAGCGAATTTCTGTCCTCAAAACGTTAGGGTATTCGGAAATTGACTGCGTCGTGATTGACGTTGATAAAACTAAAGAAAAAGCACTCAACATTGCGTTGAACAAAATCAGCGGTGAGTGGAATAAAGAGCTACTTGCGGATCTGATAACGGACCTGCAGATACTGGACTATGATGTAGCTTTTACGGGATTTGAGCCGCCTGAAATTGACGAATTGTTTAATAATGTGCATTCAAAAGAGATCAAAGAAGATGATTTTGATATAGAAAAAGAGCTGCAGGCACCGACTATGACAAAGCATGGAGACCTTTGGTTGCTTGGGCGGCATCGGTTAGTTTGTGGTGACAGCACCGACCCAGAAGCGTTCCGGTTGCTTATGGATGGCAAAAAGGCAAATCTGGTAGTAACCGATCCCCCTTACAACGTGGCGTATGAAGCTAAAGCGGGATCCATACAAAACGATAATCTAAAAGACGACGAATTTTATATATTTTTGTTCAAAGCCTTTACCAATATGGCTGAGGCTATGGAGAGAGATGCTTCCATCTATGTGTTTCATGCTGATACGGAAGGCCTTAATTTTAGACGCGCGTTTAAAGAGGCAGGTCTTTATTTATCCGGTGTCTGTATCTGGGCAAAACAAAGCTTAGTTTTGGGCAGGAGTCCGTATCAGTGGAAGCATGAGCCGATTCTTTATGGCTGGCGTAAAGATGGGAAACATAACTGGTATGCTGATCGTAAGCAAAGTACGATTTGGAACTTTGACCGCCCTTCGAAAAATGAATTGCATCCTACCATGAAACCTGTAGCCTTGTGTGCTTATCCGATTACGAACAGCAGCATGAGTAATTGTATTGTGCTGGACCCTTTTGGCGGAAGTGGATCGACTTTGATGGCGTGCGAGCAAACCAACCGAATTTGTCATTCGGTCGAGATGGACGAAAAATACGCCGACGTGATTGTGAAGCGATATATCGAATACATGGGTTCTTCCTCTACTGTGTTTGTAGTGCGTGATGGGGTAGCGTTAAGTTTTAGTGATTTAGAACAAGTAACTATAGAATAACAATTTTCAGATAAATGACTGGATAGTTAGCCCTGTCAGAGTTAACATACACACTAAGCTAAGAACTTTAAGAAAGGGGATAGCTGAGTGAGAACGCAGAACTTTGGCATTGAGGTAGAAATGACAGGGCTAACCCGAAAAGATGCGGCGCAAGTGGTTGCGAGTTATTTCGCCAGTCATATCCAACATCATGGCGGTTCATATGATGAGTATTGGGTAGTAGATAGTAAGAGAAGAACTTGGACGCTGGTTAGCGATTCCAGTATTCACGCCATGGAAAAAACACAGGGGCATTTGGTTTCTGCTGGAAATGAGTATAAAGTAGAACTGGTAAGTCCCATTTTAACCTATGAAGACATAGAACCTTTGCAAGAACTGATTCGCTTGCTTCGAAAAGCAGGGGCGGTAAGCGACAGCCAGTATAATTGCGGAATACACATTCACGTGGATGCCAAACCGCATACACCGAACAGCCTGAAAAACTTGGTGAATTTAGTGGCCAGTAAAGAGGAATTGCTGTATAAAAGTTTAAAAATTGACTATGCGCGAATCAAATATTGCAAAAAAGTGAATGAAGAGTTAGTACAGAAAATTAATAAGAAAAGGCCAAAGAACTTAGAGGCTTTAGCCGATATTTGGTATGAGAACTACGGTACAGAAAGCCGAACCCGACATTACCATAACAGCCGCTACCACGGCCTTAACTTGCACAGTACATTTACCAAAGGTACCATTGAGTTCCGGCTTTTTAACGGAACGTTGCATGCCGGAAGAATAAAGGCCTACATTCAGTTTTGCTTAGCCATTAGCTATCAGGCATTAAAACAAAAAACGGCAAGTGCAAAACGAAAAGTAACCGATAATGAAAAATACACCTTTCGCTGTTGGATGCTTCGGCTTGGGCTTATTGGTAAGGAATTTGAGACTTGCCGCTATCATTTTCTAGCCAATCTTACCGGTGACTCCGCGTGGAGAAACGCCGCCTGAAATGTAACTAGATAAGGGGCTTATAGCCCCTTAATCCGCCAAGTGTTTGAGGCGGTGGAGCGAAAGGAGCAAATAATGCAAACAAAACTTTACGCTGCTTACGGCAGTAATATGAATCTAAGCCAAATGAAAAAACGTTGCCCAAAGGCGCGAGTTGTAGGAAAAGGTGATCTATTGGGTTACAAACTGACGTTTCGGGGAACTCAGTCTGGGGTAGCGAATGTAGAAGTAATTAATAACGGTAAAGTGCCGGTGGTATTATGGGCGATCACAAATGAATGTGAAAAATCGTTGGACCGCTATGAAGGGTTCCCAACGTTATATACAAAGAAGCTAATAGAGGTTGAGACTCCAGTGGGAACGGAAAAAGTGATGGTGTATGTGATGACCCGGCAGTATGAAAGCAAGCCAGCATTACCTAATGAATACTATTTTGCTACCATCAGCCAAGGATATCAAGACAATGGTATTGATATAGCATTTTTACAGGAAGCATTGGAACGATGCAAGGCTGAACTAGAAATAAAATAGTAAAAGCCGATGTTTTAGCCTGGTTAGACAAAAAGATATCAAAATATTCTCAGGGAGCCGAAAGGCTTCTTTTTTTGATTTAAATAGGGAGGCAGTGCCTATGGCGCAAAAGGGACGAAAACCGAAACCAACAGCATTAAAGATACTGGAAGGCAATCCAGGAAAACGAGAACTCAATCGAAATGAGCCTACGCCGGAAGCGAAAGCACCAAAATGTCCGGTATGGCTCGATGGGGAAGCGAAAAAAGAATGGCGTAGGTTAACTAAGCAGTTAGAGCATCTAGGGCTTTTAACAACAGTTGATTTGGCGGCGTTTGCAGGATATTGCCAAGCATATGCCAGGTGGAAGGAAGCAGAAGAGTTTATTAGTAAGCACGGCACCATTGTTAAAACCCCTTCCGGGTATTGGCAGCAAGTGCCTCAGGTATCTATTGCCCAAACATACTTAAAAATTATGAATAAACTTTGTGAACAATTTGGCCTGACGCCAGCGGCTCGAAGCCGAATTGGCACTGATGGGATAACAAAAGAAAACGCTGATCCGATGGAACTCATTTTGCTGAGTGGAGGTAAGAAAAGTGTATGATAAAGATAAAGCGCAGCATGCGGTTACCTTTATCAACTGTTTAAAGCATACTAAAGGAAAGTGGCGCGGGGTTCCTTTTGAGCTTCTAGGCTGGCAAGAGCAGATTATCCGGGACATTTACGGTACTGTTAAAGAAGACGGTTACAGGCAATATAATACCGCATATATTGAAATTCCCAAGAAAAATGGTAAATCCGAATTGGCGGCTGCTGTAGCTCTTCTGATGACTTGTGGTGATAATGAGTGGGGCGCGGAAGTCTATGGTTGTGCATCGGATCGGCAGCAAGCTTCCATTGTTTTCGATGTCGCTGTGGATATGGTGGATCAGTGTCCGGCACTTAAGAAGAGAATAAAACCAGTTATGTCAGTAAAAAGACTGGTGTATTATCCAACTAACAGTTTTTATCAAGTACTGTCAGCCGAAGCGTACACCAAACATGGTTTGAATGTTCATGCGGTGGTTTTCGATGAACTACATGCTCAGCCCAGTCGAAACCTATATGATGTCATGACGAAAGGTTCTGGAGATGCGCGGACACAGCCGCTATTTTTTCTAATTACGACGGCGGGCAATGACAGAAACTCCATTTGCTATGAAGTACACCAAAAGGCAAAGGATATTCTGTCCGGCAGAAAAACCGATCTGACGTTTTACTCGGCTATTTATGGTATCGAAGATACCGATGATTGGGCAAATGAAGAAAACTGGTATAAAGCCAATCCGTCACTGGGTCATACCATTGCTATAGAAAAAGTTAGAGCCGCTTTTCAAAGTGCGAAGGAAAACTTAGC